GATGTCTTAAAGGTCAAGGTAACCGAAGTAGAAAATGACGTGCTAAAGACCGCCATATTAGAACAATTAAAAGAAGTATTTCGATATATGGAGTCAGACGACTTGACATTTGTAAAAGACGAAATACTAAGATTTTGTAAAAATCAAGAAATAAAAAGAGCCATAATGGATTCTGTTAGCCTGTTAAAAATGGGTAATTATGATGAAATTAAAACTAAAATAGACAGTGCTATGAAAGCTGGTGCTGATACTGATATAGGATTAGAATATAAAAATCAAGTAGCACTCAGATATCAAGAAGCTGCTAGAGACACAATGACAACAGGATGGGATGTTATTGACGATCTTATGGATGGCGGATTAGCTCCAGGCGAATTAGGAGTA